ATGACTAGAGCAGAGTTTGCACCTATTAAAGCATTTATAATGAAACAAAGATCACAGCTAAATAGTTTTACTGTTATTCCGCCTATTGTTTCTAATGCACAAGGAGTAGCTTCAGGAACTATATCTGTTAATGGTGCTTTATCTGCCGGTGTAACTACTGCTGAAATAGATGGTATGGCACTATCAACTGATGGCATACTAAAAGCTGGAGATTACTTTAGATTTACAGGACAAGAAAAAGTTTATATGGCAGTTGAAGATTTAGATGCTGACGGGTCAGGAGAAGGAACACTTACATTTGAACCGCCTTTAAGAAGTAATGTTAATGATAATGTTGCTTTAATTTATGACAATGTTGATTTTACTGTAAGTTTGGTTAATGATGTTCAAGAATATAATTTAGGAGTTCAGAATCTTTATAGTTACGAAATTGATGTAGCAGAAAGTTTGTAATATGACTAGAGGATTAACGACAGCAGTTAATAACGAACTTGCTACAGATGCTCTAAATCCTGTAACCTTAGTATATATTAATGTTGGTTCAGGCTTAAGATTTACAGATCACTATAAAGATTTAACTTACGATTCCAACACATACACAGCTTCTTCTTTATTTCTTAAAGTGTCAGAAGTATCTGAATCATCTGAAGTAGAAATAACAAATATAGCTTTAGAATTTACAGGTGCAGATCAAAGTATTATTTCTTTATTTTTAAGTAGCGAATACATGGATAGAGATGTTGAAATCTACAAAGGTTTTCTTGACACTACCCAAACATTAATTGCTGACCCATTTCTTTTATTCAAAGGTAGAGTAGAATCTTTTAACATTGATGAGAGTTTGGAAAGTTCAGATGTAAAGGTTATTGCAACTTCTCATTGGTCAGATTTTGATAAAATAAAAGGAAGAAAAACAAACACAGGTTCACAACAATTATATTTTACCGGAGATTTAGGTTTTGATTATGCTTCACAAACAGTCCAAGATATTAAATGGGGTAGAGCCTAATGCAAGATATTGTAGAACTATTTAGACATCATAAAAAATATGATTCAATAAATGATAACCAATTAAGATTGTATTTAATGCCTTCCATAAGTTTAGGACAATGTAAGAAGTTTTATAATGGAGATACATTAGTGGGTTTTGTGAACTGGGCTTACATACATGATTTAACAGAACAAAGATTTAAAAAGTCAGGAAAGATTATGCCAACAGAATGGAAGTCAGGAAACAATCTTTGGTTAGTAGAAATAGTTTCAATAAAAAACACATTTAAGATGATGAGAGATGTTTATAATTACTTCAAAGCAAAGATGAATGTAGATCAATCTATTAACTGGTTAAGAACTAACTCAGATATTTATAGAGTTGGTAAAAAACATAAAAGGGAGTTTCATCAATAATGGGTGCTGTAGTAAATGCTGTTGTAAATGTCGTAAGTAGTTTCATTAGTTGGTTAATACCAATGCCTGAAATACCTGACTTTGATACTAATGCTGAAACAGAAAAAGGTGTCTTACTTAACAAGTCATCTAACAATGCACAGATTCCTATTGTGTATGGAAGAAGACAAGTTGGTATTACTAGAATATTTTTAGAAACATCAGGCACAGATAACAACTATCTTTATATGGCGGGTGTGCTTTGCGAAGGAGAGATTGAAGAAATAGAAGAAGTTTATATTGATGATAAACTTGTAACCTTTGCTAGTGCATTAACTCATGGAACAGTAGTAGAAGTGGGAAGCGGTGATACTAATTTTTACAAAGATTCTACATCACATATTCAAGCACAAGCATTTCTAGGATTGGACGATCAAGTATCGTCTAGCATATTATCTACATCTACCAACTGGGGTGCAAATCATAGACTAAGAGGAGTTGCTTATATTGCTTTTAGGTTTAAATGGAATCAAGATATTTTTGGACAGATACCACAAGTTAAAGTTACATTAAAAGGTAAAAAAGTTTATGACCCTAGAACTACAACTACCGCTTATACAACTAACCCAGCTTTATGTTTGCTAGACTATTTAAGAAGTGAACGATATGGAAAAGGATTACCCAATTCTGCATTTGAAGCAAACTTTGACTCATTTCAAGATTCTGCTGATGAATCCGAAACACAAGTAACACCCTATACAAGCGGGTCAGATATAAATGTATTTGATACTAATGCGGTACTAGATTCTTCTCAAAAGATTATAGACAATGTGAAAAAACTTTTAAATCCTATGAGAGCATTGTTCACTTACACTCAAGGTGTTTATAAACTTAAAATTGAAAGCACAGGAACAGCAGTTAAAACAATTACATCAGATCATGTTGTTGGTGGTGCTAAAGTTTTAGGCGAACGCAAGAATAACAAATACAACCGAGTCATTGGAACATTTGTAAATCCTGATAAGAATTGGCAAGAAGATACTATATCCTTTCCACCAGCAGATGATTCTAGCTTACCTAGTGGAGATCAACACGCAACTATGAAAGCATTGGACAATGACACTTTGCTTGAAGGCAATTTTAGTTTTCCCAATGTAACCAGTCCTTATCAAGCAGAAGATTTGTGTGAGATTATTTTACGAAGGTCAAGAAACCAATTACAAGTACAATTAAGATTAACTTCTGAATTTTTAGATTTAGCTATTGGAGATATTGTGGCCATCACTTATCCAAGCGGTGGTTTTGATGCTAAACCATTTAGAGTTTTAGGAATGACTATCAATGAAGACTTAACTGTTGATGTTCAACTCTATGAACACCAAGATAACTTTTATTCTTGGACTTCTAAAGCACAAGCACCAACAATCGCTGACACCAATTTACCCAATCCTTATAATGTTCAAGCACCAGCATCTTTGACTTTAGGAGATACTTTAATTGAATATAACCAAACACCTTTGATTGCTTTAGATATAACTGTCGGTGCAAGTCCTGATAGCTTTGTAGATTATTATCAAGTTGAATATAAATTAAGTTCAGCAACAGATTACATTATTTTATCACAAGGAACTGGATTAGTTCATAGAGTTCTTAATGTGTTGGAAAGCGGTGTTTATGATGTAAGGGTAAAAGCTGTTAATGTTTTAGGTGTATCTAGTAGTTATGTTTCTGCACAAAGAACGATTGTAGGAAGCACAGAGCCACCTAGTGATGTTGAAGATTTTGCTTGTAACATTGTTAATTCAGATGCTCATTTATCATGGGAACAAATATCTGATTTAGATTTATCTCATTATCAAATTAGGTACTCAACATTAACAAGTGGTGCTGAATGGCAGAACTCAGTTTCCTTAGTTGAAAAAGTATCAAGACCAGCAACCTCTATTACAGTTCCAGCAAGGATAGGTAGTTACTTAATTAAAGCAGTTGATAAGCTAGGTAATTATTCTGTTAATGCTACTTTAATCGCTACTAACTTAACATCTATTGGAAACTTTAATGCAGTAACAACTCAATCTGAACACCCAACATTTTCAGGAACTAAAACAAACTTAACTTTAGAAAACGATACTCTTAAATTAACATCATTAGCTTCTGATGGAACTTATGAATTTGCTAGTCCTATTGATATTGGTGCAAAGCATACTTGTAGAGTTACAGCTTCCTTAACTCAGTTTGCAGAAAACCCTACTGAATTATTTGATAGTGGTAGAGGCTTCACAAACTTTGATGATGCAACTGGTTCATTTGATGGAGATTCTCCAAGTAACTCCAATGCACATTTAGAGATTAGCTTATCAGATGATGGCACAACTTATACTGCATTTAAAAACTTTGTTATTGGAGATTATTCTGCAAGATTTTTTCAATTTAGAGTATTTTTGCGTTCTATTGATGGGTCAACTACTCCAGTTATTTCTCAAGTATCAGTAACAATAGATATGCCTGATAGAATATTTAGTGGAAATGATATAGTTAGTGGTGCTGGTACTAAAACTGTTAGCTTTACAAATCCATATTATTCTAGTAGTTACGCAGTAGGTATAACTGGTCAAGGATTGGAAACTGGCGTTTATTTTGAAGTAGAAAACAAGACCATTAATGGTTTTGATGTTACTTTCAAAAACTCTGGTGGAACGGCAATATCTAAAACATTTGATTACATGGCAAAAGGTTATTAATGGCAAATCACGATTATATAATAAGCAACCAAACATTTCCGTCCTTTAGAACAGATTTAAATAATGGTTTATCTGCAATAGCTTCTAACAACTCATCATCTTCAGAACCAGCTACTACTTATGCTTATCAATGGTGGTATGACACATCTAGTGACCAACTTAAAATTAGAAACGCAGACAATGATGCTTGGATTCTTATTGGAACTTTTAATCAAACAACAGATACAGTTCAATTAAATGTACCAGTATTAGCTTATCCCACTATTACTTCTATTGCTCCAGATACTATTACTAATGATGCTTCTAACAT